GTGTGCTTGATGCTACGTATGGGTGTGATAGCTGTTACGTCTAGTGTAACTCCCATAAACTGACTGTGTGACTTGTGAAAATTGCTGGTGGCCTGTGTGACTGCTGGCATCTTCTCAGCAATGTTAGTAAGCATAGACTTGTACTCAGGGGCAGCAGTAGGTAGTGCTTCGTTTAATGTAGTAGTAATAGCTAATTCTGTAGACATTTATTGTAACTCCGTTTCTTTTTGTTTTTATTGAGTTATACCATATTTTGTTAGGTATTGCAAGTGTTTATGCAAGACCACCGTGACCATTAGAAAGACCTCCCATATTGTATCTAGTTACAGATAAATTACCAAAATCTGTAGCATTACCTGTAGATGCTATAGTAAAATAATCTATTGTATTAACAATACCAGATGTATAACCTAAAGCATGACAAGCTCTTATATTATTTGAAACAGAAGCACCAAGCTCTGAAGCCGTTGATAAATCACCAAAATCAGTAGCATTGCCTGTAGTATCTATAGTAAAATATTCAACAATATTTTGAACAGTTCCACTAGTATTTGCTCCACCAAATGTTAATGCTCTAGTATTGCTAGAAGCACTTGATAATTGATGTCTTGCACTAGATGTATCACCAAAGTCTGTTGCATTACCTGCACTAGCTATAGTTATATAATCCACTACATCTACAGCAGTATTATCTTCACCAGTACTATTTGCGCCAGATGCTGTATTTCCAGCAATTCTTAATCCTCTAGTAGGTGAAGATGAGCCAGCACATTTCCAGACCTGTTGCGTTAAATCTCCAAAGTCTGTTTCATTACCTAGAGAAGCTATAGTTACGTATCCTATTGTATTTGAAGTAGGCTCTCCATCATATCCTCCCATAAAAACTGCTCTTGTATTACTTCCAACAGTACTAGTAATCCATCTAGTCCCACTCAAATTTCCAAAATCAGCAGCATCTCCTGTTGAAGCTATAGTTACATATGATAATTTATTTGCTCTTGAATCACTATCACCACCTGTCATAACTCCCCTAGTTGAACTTCCAGTACCACTAAGAAAGTAGGCCGCATCAATTATATCACCAAAATCTGTAGCATTACCAGTTGTAGCTATTGTTATGTAATCAATTACGTTACTATCACTTCCTGTATTACCACCAAAAAACAAACCTCTTGGTAGATTAGCTCTATTAGGCCAATTACCACCTTTAACATAATCATACTGTTCCTGTAAAGACCACACACCAGAAGCTGCACTGTTTATAAGTATACCAGCAGGTTCTACTTTTGTGGCAGAGATTATGTTGCCTGTCATTTGTTTGTACGACATTATGCTATGCCTCCGTGATTATTACATAAAGCTGATACACCTTGTTTAGTTGCAGTTAAATCACCAAAGTCTGTAGCATTACCTGTGTTAGCTATAGTAAAATATTCTATAGTATTTACGTTAGAACCACCTCTTTCCCCTCCTGCATCTATTGCCCTAGTTTGATTTGCTGCCGCACATGGCCCGTTGATTGCACCTGCACCAGTATCACCAAAGTCTGTTGCATTACCTGTACTAGCTATAGTAATATAATCTACTACGTTATCGTCACCACTTGAATTACCAGCAATAAATAAACCTCTTGTATTATTAGCTGCCCCTTTTACCGATTCTCTGGCTACAGTCAAATCACCAAAGTCAGTAGCATTACCTGTAGAAGCTATAGTAATATATTCTATTGTATTTTTCAACGCACTAGCATTACCACCACCAAAAACACCTCTAGTAGTAGAAGCTAATCCAGCATCATCTCTTATATTTGCTGATCTATTACCAAAATCTGTAGTATTACCTGTAGAAGCTATAGTAATATATTCTATAATATTTGTATCATTACCACTTGCATTGTAACCTATACGAAATACACCTCTTGTTGAACTAGATAAACCAGTAAACCAATACCCACCAACACTTGTATCACCAAAGTCAGTAGCATTACCTGTTGATGCTACAGTAATATAGTCCATAACATTAGTGTTATTAGCTAACGCAAATACACCTCTTGTACTAGAAGACACACCACCAGAAAGATATGCTGTTCCTGTATGATCACCAAAGTCAGTAGCATTGCCAGTAGTTGATATAGTTACAAAGTCTATAACATTATTAGCTCCTGATGCGCCACTAAATACACCCCTAGCTGATGAATCTCTAGCTGCAGGACTTACATTATCTGCTGACCACGTAGCTGCATACTGATACTGTGTTGAGAGGCTCCATACGCCATTATAGTTGGGCATAGTTAAAGTCCTCCATGTCCAGATGATGTTGCTGACGTATTAAAAACATTTGTAGCTAAGTCACCATAATCAGCCGCATTACCAGTAGAAGCAATAGTTATTTTAGCTACACCTTTTACACTAGTTATTTCTGACGTAATAGCATCTACAAATAAACCAAGAGTTTTATCTGATGTTCCAACAATTTGAGAATTTGCCTTAGTTAAATCACCAAAGTCAGAAGCATTTCCTGTAGAGGCTATTGTTATATATTCTAAAGCATTTGTACTAGTTGAGATAGCAAAAACTGCTCTTGTATTAGAGCTACAAGCACCACACCTTCCATTTGCTGTTTGAGTTAAATCACCAAAGTCAGAAGCATTACCAGTTGTACCTATTGTAATATAATCTATTGTTGCTAAATTAGATTGACCACCTGCTATAACACCTCTTGTTGTTGATGCTGCTCCTTGAGAGGCTGCTCTAACAGAAGTACCGTCACCAAAGTCTGTAGTATTTCCTGTAGAAGCTATTGTAACATATTGAATACGATTTGTAGTAGAGGCATCTTTTCCACCATAAAAAATACCTCTTGTACTGTTACTAAATCCTCCTAATAAGTTATTTGCAGCCGCAAGATCACCAAAGTCAGTAGAATTGCCAGTGTTAGCTATAGTAACATAAGCCATAACATTTGTACGATTAGCTATAGTGCCACCACCAGAAATAGCTCTAGTTGAACTAGCAAATGCTGCTAACTCTGATGTAGTTGTCGTTAAATCACCAAAGTCAGAAAAGTTCCCACTTGTAGACATATCTGTATATTGTATCTCATTAATTCTACCTCCTGTAGTTCCATTTTCCCCACCCATTACTAAAGCTCTTGTTGAAACAGGAGTAAAACTAGCACTAGCATCACTAGGTGAAGATGTACCGTAAGCATTAATAGCCCACACTTTAGCTGTAGCTGCAGTACCGTTGGTAAGACTACTTACAACAATAGGTGAAGATGTGCCTGTGTTAGAACCTACACTGTAGTCAGTGTCATCTGTGCTAACCTGTGCAACAAATCCTGTAATAGCAGAAGTGCCTGTATCAGTAGGGGCAGTAAATGCCACACTACCTGACGTATTTCCTGTTGTAACAGTAACACCTGTTGGTGGATCAGGTGCATCTAATCCATCAGTACCAATAAAGCCACCATTTCTTCTAGCCATTAGTCGTTGCCTTTATTATGCATCATCCATTAGTTCAAAACTACACAAGTATGTTAAGTCACTATTTGCAGAAGCTGTAACTGCAAGCAAGTCTGTTTCATCTAAGTAAAATCCATTGTCTTTACCTACAACAACCAGTGTTGCATCAGCAGGTACAGATACAGTCTTAGCTATAGCAACATAGCTAGAACCATTGTCTACACTTACTTCTACTGTAACATCAGCAGCATTAGTACCATCAATGTTTGATATTAAAAGTGTGTTTACTTTAGCAACTTTATCTGAAGCAACATCAATAATATCTGCTCTACTTGTTGTTACTGCACCAGCTACTGTTGTAGGAGTAATACTAGATACATTAATTAAATTTATTACGGTCATTTATTTTTCCTTTATCCGAATACTATTGCCATAGCAATAGCAAAACCTTTAGTAGCTGAACTACCACTAGCATAAGTTTTTACATCTGTTGCTGGAATAGTCTTCATTGTTCCACCATCATTAACTACAAAACCATCAGCATCTGCTACTGTTATAGAACCACCAACAGAAGTACCACCGTCAAGTAAATTTAGTTCTGCAGCAGTGGCAGTAACACCGTCAAGTATATTTAACTCTGCAGCAGTAGACGTTACTCCATCTAGTATGTTTAACTCTGCAGCAGTAGACGTTACTCCATCTAATATATTTAATTCTGCTGCTGTTGATGTTACACCATCTAGTATATTTAATTCTGCTGCTGTTGATGTTACACCATCTAAAATATTAAGTTCTGCACCAGTAGCTGTAACTGCAGTACCACCATAGTTTAAATTACCTGCACCTATTACAATCTCACCTGTACCTTTAGGTGTAAGTGCAATACCTATGTTAGTGTCACCACCTGTAGCTGCAAGTATAGGATTACTACCAGTAGCATTATTAGTTATTTCTAGTTGATTTACAGCAGAGCTAGTAGTTTGAAACACTACAAGTTCATTGCCATTAGCATCAGCTATAAAACCACCGTCAGCTATTTTAGGTGCAGTAAGTGTTTTATTAGTCAGTGTAGCAGTTGAAGCTGTTGAAACTAAATTGACATCACCGCCTGTACTTGGAAGTGTTAAAGTGTTTGAAGCAGCTTCAGAGTGTGGTGCTCCTTGAAGTGTTTGTGCATGAGCATTACTAGACTCACAATAAAATTTAATCTTGGATACTGCTCCTGCATTTTTTAAGTCAATTAATCCTGACTCTATTCCTACATTACCATCAATAACTACTTGACCAGAGCCTTTAGGTAATAGTTTTAAATCAATATTAGTATCACCACCAGTAGAAGCAATTTGCACACCATTACCAGTAGCAGCATTAGTAACTTCTATTTGATTAACTGCAGAGCTAGTAGTTTGAAATACTATTTGTTCATTACCATTTTCATCACCAATAAAATGTGCATCATCTATAAGTATATTTTGAGAGTTAGTATCTAAATTACCACCTAGTTGTGGTGAAGTATCGTCAACAAGTTCACTCATAGTACCTGCAGCAAGTCCAGAAACTATAGCACTACGTTGAATTTTTTTAAGTCCACCACCAGAAGTATCAACAGCTAAAAATACATCATCATTAGCTACTGTACTAATCTCTGATAAATCTCCTATGGTAGTATTACTTACATCAAGAATATTTAACTCTGCTGCAGTAGATGTTACGCCATCTAAAATGTTTAATTCAGCAGTAGTGCTAGTTACACCATCCATAATATTAAGTTCAGCAGCAGTTGCTGAGATAGCTGTACCATTAAAATTAATAGCATCTAAATAAGCTGTACCATCTATGTATATATCTTTAAACTCAAATGAACTAGAACCTAAATCTATATCATTATCTGTAGTAGGAAGTATAGACCCATTGTTAAATGTAATCTGTGTTTCACCACCAGTAGTAACAGTAATTACATCTGATCCACTAAATGCTATACTTGTATTTGTGTCACTATCACCAGATATACTATCTAGTTGTATGTCACCTGCATTCGTAAAATTAGAATCACTAAGATCAAATGTACCTGTAACATCTAAGTTACCACCTACAGACAAATTACCTGATATATCAACAAGACCATTTATATCAATAGTAGTAGCAGCAATTTGTATTTCTGTATCAGCTACAAGATCAAGTTGTCCATCTGTGCTAGAGTTAATATAAATAGCTGTATCACGAAACTGTAGTTTTTCAGAAGTTGCTATAAGTATGTCATCAGAAAACTCAAAGTAATCTTCATCTTCCATCCATTTTAAAACACCATCATTACTTTCACCATCAAAAGTTACTGTAATATCAGTGCCTGAAGTAGCATTACCAATTGTAATAGATGTACCTAATAATGTAGTTACAGGCCCACCTTCACCTGTAGTACCATCATGTGTGTGTCCTGTGCTTGCAGCAAATGCTGCTAGTAATTGATCAAACTCATCATTAGTGTGTGCTGCAGTAATGGTATCTCCATCTGCATAAGTGGATTGTCTTGTATATGTAGCACCCATTTAACGTCTAGCTCCTAGTTGATATTCTAATTGAAATCCTTTTAAAGAATACGGATTACTTACTCCATCATCTTCTACTTTAAGTATTACAGAAAAACCTGATCCCTCTACAGATTTTCTGTCTAAGGGGTCTTGACCTCCACCATAAACAAATTGAGTAGCACTAGTAGTTGTACTATATACTGCAACTCCATACGATGCTGATAGGTTATCTGTAGAAAAAGGATAGACTGCTGGTCTAGCTGAATTTTTATCTTCATTATCATAACGTACAATTAAGTCAGCATCAACACTTCCTTCAGGTCTATAGTTAATAATAACTTTTTGCATATGTTTACGTATACCAGAATCACCAAACACCATGTCTGGTCCTCTGTATTTACCTTTTATAGTTGAGCCATCAAAAGTACTTCCTATTTCTTGTCTTTGTACAAACCCATCTATATCTCCATGCAATGCAATAACATCACCTGCCTCTACAAAAGAATCTGTACAAGTAGTTTTAAATCCTTTTAACTCAGAAAACTCAAAGCCATCTTTTTTTAAAACACAAGTTGCTCCTTTAGAAAGACTTGCAGCTTGGCCTGATTTATTAAAAAATATTCTATATTGAGTTTTGTCAGGTATAACTATACTGTCAAATTCTACTGAGTTTTTAATGTTTTCATCAAATATAGATTGTATATTTTTACTTATTGTACCTAACTCTGTATCTCCAATACGTTCTGTAGCAGCAATAGTGCGTAAACCATCTGGCCCAAGAAATATTAAATCACCTGCAAATTCCTGAACAGTAAAACTATTAACGCATCCTATACTTCTAGTTACAGGTTCTACAACAAAATCAGAACTAGAAGAACCTGTTAATTTAAATATTCTATTTTCACAAAATATAAATAAACTATTACGAAAAACTTTTAATGCAACAATAGTATCATCTACTTTAATACTTCCTGCACCAGAACCAGAATTAAATCCATCTTCATTAAGAGGCTCACTAAATATTACTTCTTGAGGTGTAGTAGATTTACCAGCATAAAACATATGATTTCTATAAGCAGCAACTGTTGTTGAACCAGCTACACTACTAGCACTAATATCTGTAGCAGACAAAGAAGTATTAAAAACTACAGGTGCATTAGTCTGATCTACAAACACAATTTTTTCACTGCCATCAAAATTAAATCTTTCAAACTGATATTTTTTAGCAGTAGTTCTTCCTGTATCTATTGTTGTCCAATCTTCTGATACAGAGGCATCTGTAATGTGTGCAGCAGCAGTAGTACTTGAAGTAGCTCTAGTTACTCCTGTAAAAGAATTTGATGTAACTCCTGTATATGTAAATATTTCTGAACCTATTTGTATAGTTCCACTACTAGAAAATCCTGTAGTAGAATCTACTGTTATAGAGCCTGATCCTGTCATACTTGTAGTTGATGCAATACGAATAGCTAGTTGTGTAGATGCAGATGAAAATATTTTTTCACCTCTAGCTGCTAATGTTTTATTATTAAAAGAAGCCACCATTAAAGGTTCTTCTGCACTACTACTTGTAATAGGAATTACTTGATTAATAAATTTAGTATATCCGTTTATTCTTCTATAACCACCTTGAATATCAGGTTCAAAGTTTTCTAACTCTATTGCTTGTCCTGGGTCCATTAAAAAACTAGAACGATTAAGGACTAATCCACCTTGACAATTAAATGCAACAGGTTGTAGTTGAGCATTATCGGGCATTAAGAAATAGTTCCTGACATAGTATTACCGTAGCCTGTTGATCTTTCTATGTGTGTAGACCTAACATACTCATACTTATTAATAAGAAGACTTTGCATATTTTTAATTCCTTGTTGAAATCTGTCAAATGTTATTTGATACTGTGGTCCTTCTCCACGATACTGATACACAAACGCAGAAGCACCATCTACAACTACAGGGGCAAATCTGTCAGGTATCGTAGTGGTATCTCCATGTGCATCTAAGTCACTAGGAAATGTAAAATAATCAAATGCTAATGTATATTGTTTATCTGGTAAAGGATACAACAAATAATTATTATCAGGTGAACGTACTATAAACTGTGGTATGCCACCATTTTCAAACTGTGTTACAGTTACTCCACTACTATGTGTAGCTGCAGTAGTACTATTAGCACCACGAGTACAACCTGTAATATCATTACCTGATATTGCTGTATATGTAACTTGCTCACCAGCAATGTGTACAGTACCTGATGTATCAAGTCCTGTAGTAGATGTTAATGTTAATGTAGCTACGGTGCTAGAGTGAGAACCATTTAATGTTGTAGTTACAACTTCATCTTCTTGTATAGCATATTCTTTTTGAATATATTCATTATAGTTTAATGTTCTTAAATTATTTCCAGATGCATTTACATCTGTGTCTTTTTTAATTCTAGCAGTGCTATAATCTACAGACTTTGTACTTGTAGGTAAAGAGTATCGTGCTACACCAGCAGTAAGTGTAGAACTATTAGTAGCATGATTAAAAGAATAACCAAACTCTCTTTGATTAATATATCTAATAGCTTCATTAACAGCATTTTTACATTGGACTTGCACACCTCTAGCTGCAGAAAAAGTAGTAGATGTAAGTTCTACTTCATTCATTCTTGTTATAACATCATTAGTTAATGATAAAAATGTAAGTGCCATTAGGTTTCCTTTAGATAAGCTAAAGAGGCCAGTAAAATACCAGCCTCTAAAGTTATTTTAAATTAAGTCTCTTTGAGCAATTGCAGCTTCTGTCATTGCGGCAGAAACGTCAACTACTACACAGTAGACACGTAAGCGTCCAGTTGCAGGATCAGCACCAGCGATTGTTACATCAATGGTATCTGCAGCACCAACAAGAGCTAGAGATTCTGCAGCATATGTAGAAGCTGAACCTGTACTAACAAGGTTAGCTTCACCATTAGAACCTTTTGCAAGGTATGTACCTGCAGTAGCATCAAGTGCCGCACCGTCAATAATGTCATCACCACCACCAAAGTCAATATTACAAGTACAACTTGCAGTAAAAGACTTCATAATTTCAGCACCAGCAGCAATCACAAAGGATTCAGCAGGTACTTCTAGTAGTTGAAAGATGTCACCATTAGCAAGCGTAGCTCCTGCAGTAATCATAGCATCAATATCTAAGATCGCTTCAAGAGTGCGTACTGTGTTACCTACATTAGTGTGAACAGCAAGAACGTCTGCGCCAACACCAGCAGTAGATGCGAGAGTCATATCAAAAGTAGCCATAAGTTATATCCTCCCTTACGCTGCGTTATAACGAGCAGTTACGATAGCTTCTGGACGAAGTATCTTTCTGCCGTATAGATGCATACCACGAACAATGTCAGCAAAGCTGTCCTGATCACGATATGTTTCTGTCTTATTGATTTGCTCCGCAGTTGCGACAGCAGAATCATGTCCAGCAACAATAACACCAAGGTTTGTTAATTGATTAGCTGTGCCTGATGTTCCAGGTCCAGTGCCAAGGGCAGGTAGATTGGAAGATGTATAGACACGGAAACCGTGGAAGTTATTTACAGTTAGACCATTACGTAGTCCACCTGACTCACCGAAGTCAGCGTTCATAAAACGTGAATCTTCATCAGCAAGAATTTCCATAAACACTGGATCAACTACAAGCCAGCGATTCTGTGAATCAACTTGCTGTTGGTCAAGCAAACGCTTCATGCGTGAAATAATCATCGCAGGAGAAACTGTTGCTGTTGGCAGTGATGTAGCTCCAGGCATACGAGCAGTTACTGGAATCGAATGAGTACCAGCAGATGTTGTCGTAATGTTACCGAAGTCACCTTTATGAAGCTGCATTGAAGAAAGCAGTTCGTTTGAACCTGCAGTAGATACAGCTTTAGTACCATTAACAGTTGTGTTAAGAGTACTTGCTTTACTATGCAAAGAACTTTGTGCGTAGCCAGCCATATATCCAAGAACTTCTTGGTCATACTGGTCAGACAAACGATAAGCAGCACGATTGCTTGCTAAGTCCATGAAATTGATGTGGCTGTGAGCTTCTTCAATATCGTCCATTTTAAAAGCATAGTAGTTAGCTTTGTCAATAACAAGTGAGAAGTCTTCATCAGTTAAATCTTGGGCTGTAACATTTGTGCCACGTGCATATTCCGACACTGAAATTTCAGGCTCTTTGATAATTTTAACTGTATCACCTTGCCCAGAAATCTCTCCGAAATAATCAGAGTTAGTAATGTCTCCTACAACAGTAGACTTGCGGAATGCAAGTTGTACCTGTTTGGAGTAGATTACAGGACTAAAATTACCATTAGGTAAATTCCCATAACCTGTTGCGGTTTTAAAAGCCATTATATCCTCCTATAAAGTTTAGGCTTGCTTATAAGCTAAACATTATCACATAGAGGCTGTTTGTTTTCTAGGGTGCATATTGTTATTAGTTGGCCTACCAATAACGTTATGGGCCTATACTTGAACAGGTAAGTCTTACGTATTGTTTAGTTTTAGATTTGGTAGTTTATTATTAGGTAGACCCAATGGGCGGCTAATAATGATTATACCTATAGTTATACCGTATTAATTTTATTTGTCAACAGTATTTTATCGTGCAGAACCAGACATATCGTAAATAAATTTTCCAGTTCTTATTGCTTCCATGATCGCATCAGAAGCCTTTTCGTATTGTTTAGTTGTCATACTGGCAACTTGCGATTCACTAAACGTACCGTCTTTGCTATCTGTATCAGGAGCATTACGACTAGTGCGATTAACAGAACGTGCAGCATCTTTGTTGCTTGCAGGTTTTTTTGTGCTAATGTTCATGTCTGCTTTGTACAAATCAATTGCACGACTTGCAGAACGAGCATCTGTATCATTTTCGTATAGAGCATCTTGAACCCACTTAGGTTGTTCTTCTGCCCAATTGTGAAAGTCATCACTATCTCGTATCTCACCAAAGTCAGGATGAACCTTTAACAGTTCTACTTCTGCTTTTTCACGAGATGCTGTAGCTCTCATTTCATCTATTTCTTTTACACGGTTTTCTAAACCTTCTGACTGTTCACGAGCTTTCTTAATTGCTATTGTTTCTACAATGGCTGCTACATCAGGATACTGTGCTGCCCATGCATCAATGTCTTCATCAGACTTAGGCAGTTTAATCTCTTTACGTGTAACATCTTTTAACTGTGTCTCTAGTTGGCTAAACTTATCTTCCCAAGACTTTTCTTTTTCTTGCATATGCCGCCTAAGATCACCATAACGTTTCTTAAAACTTTTTTCTTCTGCATTAGTAGGTTCAGTTTCTTGTGCTTGAGCCTCTGGTGCATCTTCTTTATCTGCAAGTAGTTGCTTTAGTTCTTCCTCATCTTGATCAATGCGGTTTGAGTTAGCACTCTTCCTATCTACAAATGCAACCTTTTTGGGAGTGGTTACTTCTCCTGCCATAGTAGTAGTATTCATTATAGTTCTTTCTTTCTGGGGCCACCGTAGCCTAGTGTTGGTAGGGGGATGAGTAGCCAGCGTATAAGGTGATTGTTATTTTCTACGAGAAGCTAGGCCACCTCTATTCATAGGACCAGTTATATTACTGCCTCCTGTACCTGCTCCAACTCCTGTACCTGAAATCATTTTTGATCCAGATAGTTTTCCTGCTGTTGATCCACTTACACCAGCCGCAATAGCTTTCTTTTGTGCTGCAGACTTACTAGCTGCTGTAGCTGTACTTGCTTTACTTGCTTTAGCCTGTGCTGCTTTTTGCATTTGTTCTGCTAAACTAGGTCTATCATCATCATCACTACTACTAGTTGAAGGTGTTACAGGATCAGGTTTTGTTTGTTTACTTCTAGGTGTAAATGGAGTAGCAGTTCCATCACTACGTATTATTTCATCTTCTTCTGGCTTAGGTTCTTTACCAAAAACTTCTGCTACTTTAGTTGTAAAACTTTTAGCTGCTTGATCTAATTGTTTATTTAGTGCTGTTGCGCCACGTACACCAGCAGTATAATCATAAGAAGTTAAATTCATATTTTCTGTTCTTTTTACCATGTCTTGATAGTTTTCATATTGATTATTAAAGTTAAGTGTTGATGCTTTTAATGCATCATAGGCTGCGTTTCCTGTTTTCATTTCTGGAATAAGTCCTGTTCTATCTACTGGCGGTTTATATGTACCATCTTTTATTTTTTCTCGACCAGAAATAAACTCTTTATTATCTAATGGTATAGTAACATTATCTTGTAAATTTACATTTGGAGCCACCATTTCATCAAATGGTATATTTTCAGTTGGAGACCCAAAATCAGTATATTCAAGTGCCAAATCAGTTTCAGTTTTTTTAGGTATGCCTAATTCTAGTTCAGCATCATTAATTTGTTTTTGTAAATCACCTTGCATGGTTCGTATATCTGCGTCTTCTAATGCACCATCTGATAAACCTTGACCTGTATATCCTTCTGCAAAAACTGCATCTCCCATTATTTTACCAAATTCTTCACTCTCTTTACTTTCTTCTAATGATGGTTTTGCACCTGTTAAAGGCGCAGTATCTATATCTTGTCTACCTGTTTGTGTATAAGAAAACGCATCTTTATTTGGATTAGCAAGACTATTACCTGCATTACCTCCAACTTTTGTAACAATATTTTTTTCTTTTTCACCAAACCCAAGTGCATTAGAAATACCATCTACAATTTTATTAAATATATTTTTATCTGCACCTTCTTTAATAGCTTTATCTATTGCATTAAGTTTAGCAACTTGTCCTGCAGTAGCTGTTTTCTTTGCTGCAGCTAATGCTTTTTCAAAAGAAGCATCTCTACCTTTAGCATTCATTTTATTACCAAGATGTACAAAGGCAGCTAGTGGGCCACCAAGTGCAGCAGCTACACCTGTTACAATAAGAGGCGCATTACCTGTAGTTTTTTCTGCTTCTTTAATCCACAAGTCAACTTTAGCTGCATCAGGTGGATCACCAAACTCCATATCCCAACCACCAGCTTCTTGAAAAGGTGTTTTATCTGGAAAACGTTGTGAAGGTTCACGATCACTACCTGTGGGTATAGCTTTTTCTGTTTCTGTTTCTTCTTCTACAGGTGCAGAACCTTTTAGTACATAACCTGCTGGAATAGGTATAACTGGCTCACCATCAAAGAAAGGTATACGTCTATCTGGTGAACCTTCTTTTACATATATACGAACATCTTGATTGCTAAAGTCAAAGTCAGGCATACGTATACTACCACCAGACTGTAAGAACAAACCACCCTGTGCTTTTTTCTTTGGTTTATCATCTTTATCTGGCCCACCAATAACAACTAGATCAGCCATACCAAATGGCATATCGTCAGGCATTGTAGCTTCATCACTATTACCCATTTGACCCATAGCTTCCATTTGCTTGAGGCCCATCTTAGCAGCTTGCCGCATCTCCATAAGTTTCTCAAGGCCAAGAAACCTAACTACATCAGCAGGAAATACAAACTCACCTTCACTTACCTGTGCAGGTATATCATCTCTAACTTCTTTACGAGTGCTACCAATAGGAACTTCATTACCAGATTCTTCATCTACCATACCACCTTCATCACGTAAGCCACCTTCTTCAAACATATCCATTTGACGTTGCATGTTATCCATTTTTTAATACCTCATCTCGTAATAGTTGTAATCTACGTAACTGATATATTGCACCTTGTGCTCTATGTATTGTCATAGTATTATCTGCTTGTTCCATAGAACGATGTTGTTGCTCTATAATAGTATCTAAATAACTACTGAACTGGCCCCACTGCTGGTGGTTGCTGACCAGCCCCTTGAGCTTGTTGAGGTGCTCCTTGTCCTTCATTACCACTAAATCCTTGTTCTTGTGGTACTGGAACCTGTCCTGTACCTATAGTGCCACCACCTGCACCTGTAGGGTCTGCTGGATTTGCACCTGCTGGTGGTTGTCCTTCAGGTGCTGGCTGTTGGAAACCTTTCATAAGTTCTGCCTGTACAGCAGCCTCATCCATATTATTAGTTACTTTATCTGGATCAAGATCAAGAGACTTTGCAATCTCACGAATAACATACTGAAACTTAGCAAACGGTGCAAGTGCAGGGCTAGATGCAATCTGCATAAACTGCATTAGTCTTTGACTACGTACTTCATTAGCCATTAGACTTTCTGTACCACGAGCCTTAACCTCTAAGTCACCTTTAATGTTTGGATCAAAGTCAAACTGCATATTAAATCTAAATAAACCTTCACCTAGTGGCCTAAGTAAGTAGTCATCTACATTTTTAATAACACTCTTTATACTACCTTGTGCAGCACCCATAAGCATACTAATACCAGAAGCAGTACGGCCCACGCCCGATACGCCTGTTTGACCATGTGCGAAAGATGGAAAGCCAGTTGATTCATCTGCTAATACTCTTGCTTTATCAAATAACTGTAAGTTTTCCTGTGACACGTTAGGAAACTTAGTACCAAAGATAGCTTGTCCAGGTGCTCCACCCTGTCTCCTAAATACCTTGCCTGGATATACTGATAAGTCTTGGCCTGGAACTAGGTTAGTTTCATCTACCTCAATAAGAAGATTACCAGATAATACAGCATTGTCAACAGCCATTCTCATAAAACCATTCATAAGAGTTTGTGTATCGTCCATATTTTCTGCAATACCTACCCCAAAGAATGAGTAAGGATTTAATTCGTATGGTGAAGCCATATAAGGTATAGTGGCAGGTTTAAACGGATTAAGAACCATACGCAATAATTTACCATTACATATCCATATGTTTGCTTGCAGTTCGTCTACATTAGATAGTTCTTTAGGTATATCTACACCTTGTTCTACTAACATATCTGTATCGCACATACCCCAATACTCTAAAACTTCGTAACGATTTACGCCGTAGTCAGGTACATAATCAGCTAGATCATCTTCCCAATACTCTTTATTATAGTTCTCTCCTAACTGTACAGCTTCCTCAATTACAGTAGGACGAAAGTATGGTCTACGTTTTAATCCACGTAACTGTGTACGTGACATCTTATGTCTCTCAATAACAAACTGAGCTTCGTCCATATTATTTGCATCTGGATCAGGATAAAAGTTCCACACAGATACATGAGATACTTGCGGTATAGTTTTTATAACAGGGTTATACTCACCATCTTCTCCCCAATTAGGGTACTCTTTGTCTATAGCAAACGGACCTTTCATTACACCAGTACCAAACAATGCCATCTCAAATGCTGTACTGCGTAAATGTTTACTTGCACTAGACTCTTCTAGTTGATCATGTATTTTCTTTTGCATTGTCTTAGCAGCTACCATAGCTGGACTAAATGTAATTGCAGTAGGTGTTTTACCTACACCTTGACGTAAGCCATCTATGTTATTTAACTTTTCTGACAGTGGACCAAGGCTATCCGCTAGTGTTGCTGCTGTAGCACCTTTAGGTAATTCTTTACCATCACCTTTAAAACCATACGGATTTACTTCTTCATCCATACCAGATTCTTTTAATTGCTCTGGTTCTTTAGGATCAAAGTGTACATCTGCAACTACACCGTCAGGTAATTCTGTTGGGTCTACTGTTAGCGGAAACTTTTGACTAGCAAATAGTACATCAACAATCTGTCCATAAGCTGCAAGTGTTTTTGTTTTAGTTACTTTAATAAATACTCTTGACTTTTCAGCCTCTGTAAACTGCACATCAGGCCCATACAAACCACGATAGTTTCTGTAAGAACGTAACCATCTGTGTTCATCTTGTTGTCTGTGATCTTCTGCACGACTATACCTGTCCATAATAAATGGAATAATCTTTGATGTGTTTACGTCTTCTACGTCAGAGTTATCACTGTCTTCTAAGACAATAGAATCATCTTCAATAAAACCTTCGTTATCTTCTGCCATTTATTTTTCCTTAATAACCAAACGTTGAATCTGCAACCTGCATACTTCTTTTAGGTGGACCCATAGGATCATAATCAAATATGCTAAACCTTGGTCTTGACATGATACCATACCGTAAAGCATCGTACAAGTGGTCTTCTGATGTAGTATCTATATCCTCTGGATTTCTTTTGTCAATAGGTAGTGCAGGTAGTTGAGAAATTAAATTTGTACAGTTTTCAAAAAATACTAATCTAGGTTCTTCTGTAAACTCATCTATCTGTAAACGCCTGTGTACTTCATTCTTTCCTGATACTCTTGATCCTCTTGATCTATCAGATGGTCGCCACCTGCAACCTCTCATAATCATTTGCTCTGCTAGGCTAGGGCCAGTATCTCCACGTTTATGCCACAAACTAGAATCAAGTACACCATATTTAATATTACCGTCACCTGCTTCTAGTTCTAGTATCATATCAGCTAAATCTGTAGCAAGAACTTTACCTACATATAATTCTCTATACACAATTAACTTTTCGTCAGGAGATACAGCAAACCAGACTACACCAGACTTACTTCCGTATCCATAGTCACATGCTCTAAACTTTACCCAGTTACTAGGTATATCATATGGTTCTACTACATGTACTTTTCTGTCAAACTCAGTAAAAGCTGCACCTTCTTTAATATCCCAATCACCATCTAGTAACTGTCTTCTTTGTTGTTCTGGTAGTGACAAAAGCATTGCTTCATAGTCACCTTGTTCTGCTAAGTAAGGATTGTCGGAAAGACGGGCAGGTATAAACCTACGTTTGAATAAAGATTTACCAGCTTTGGAGTGTCCAGCAGGATAGCGTAGTACCTCACTTGTTTCAATATCTGTTGCCTCAAAAGCTGTTCCGTATGCAGCAGGATCAATAAACATTTTTTTAACCCAATGATGTCCTCTTCCTCCTGGGTTAGTAGTAGCTCTCATATATACAGGCAAGTCGGGTGCAGTGGACCGTAGACGTGATCTCATATAGTTCCACGAAAAAGGTGTGGGCCATTGAGTCAACTCATCAAAGCCTATCCAGCTAAACGCTAGACCTTGGTAGCGCAGGACATCATCTTCCCTGTCTAGGTAGGACATCCACAACCTCGCACCAGAGGGCGCAGTCCACTGCATCTTACGTTCTGACCATTTAATTCCAGGCCATATCTTAGGGTACATTTCTTGTGACTTAAAGATAAGTTCCCTTAGTTCTTCCGTAGTATGCCGTAGGAGCAATCCTGAGAAGGCTGGATGGCCCATAAAGCGTAATGGGTCTGCAAGCATAGCGTAGCTCTTTCCACCACCTGCACTGCCTCCAAATAGTACCTCACGTTCACCTGCAGCTAGGAAGTCTGTCTGGGGGCCAGCATTCGGTTTAAAGATAATGTTATGTTGTTCTTCAACTGGTGCAGTGTACGTAATAGTAGGCTCTATATCAGGCTGCGTTTTCTTGCGTGTTGTTGTTTTCTGTTGCACCGAGCCTTGTGCTTTCGATTTCTTCCGCTTTGGCGATTGCCTTTTTCGCATAGTCTGCCCATTTGCGTAGGCTTCCAGCTTTGTTTTTGCGTCTTCGCTCATTATCCAACCGTTTCTTTAATCCTACGTGAGATATTTCTCTGCCTGTATTTGTAGTTAGCCAGTTAGATACTTCACGATATGAGTACTGTTTTAAATACTTCTTTGCTTTCTCAAGCATATCAAGTTCTATAGCTATTGGCAAGAGAATAAAATTATCATTAGGGTCTAGCTCATAGCCGTATGGTATTGTTCTTGATATACGTGGTATAGGAACCCACTCGTTGTTTTCTTTAATGTCGGTTGGTTGAGGGAGTTTCCATTGACCTACGGATTTAGTCATCATCGTCCTGTGCTTGTTTAGCTGGCATTAACATAACACCACCTTTTGCTTCTACTTGCATCTTCTCTGTTTTTACAAGACCTGTACGATCTAGTAGTTCTTTAGCTGCTGCCATTTTGTCACGTATACCTAACTCAGTAGGATCGTTTAAAGCACTGACCATAGCCATAGCTGCCTTTGGCACATTACGTGCCAAGTAGTTATGTGTTACGTCAATTATCTCTTCTTTTAAACTGCTAGTAATCTCACGGTTAGCTGTACTAGGTGAGTACCCTGCAAGTTTTTTAGCTGTAGTAATATTACCACCAGCTTCATCCATAAGGACATCAAGAAACTTTTGTTGACGTGGTGTTAATTCTCTAGCCATTATTTAAATAAACCTTTTTTTCTATAATCTATATGAATTGTTTTATTTTTTACTAATCCACCAACACTATAACCTAAAAAATTACCAACAGATTGTGCTTTTGTATTAACACCAAAAGAACGTGTATTACCGTCAGGATCAATAAGTTTTATGCCTCTATCTGTAAGTTCATAATCAAATCCATGATCTTGTGCTAATTTAATAGCACCTTTAATGCCTATTTTACTAGATTTATTTAAATCATCATACCCCATATATCCAGGCATTATATTTTCCTTATATCATCTCAAAATGTGGGGCATCAATAAATGGTCTGCGACCTTCTGATCTACGCAAATCTATATAAGCATTCATAGAATCTTCAGCAGAACCACTGTACATTCTTATGTCTCCTTCAGACCAAGCTGCGCCCCACTTAATAGCAACAGTGTTACGTCTAGCTGCTTCTGCCATTGCATCACATATATCATCGTATACGTTTAGCTCCCAAGATATATCAGAACCAAAGTATGCAACAAGGTCTACAGCCCTACCATCTAGGTGTTTGCTTTTCATAGTCTGTGATCTACCTGAGTCATAGAGCTTTTGCTGTTCCTCTAAAGTACGCATACCATAAGTAACACCAAAGTCTACCTTAGTCAACTTAATAGCTTCTAGTACTACATTTACAAGGTCTTTTTCTACACCTTCTAGTTTGCCAATACTTCTTGCACTTAGTTTAAATCCCATATTACTTCCTTACATAGATGTCTTTACATACTTGGATACTGCTCTACCACCAAACCAAAAACTAATTATAGCTGCAAACAGTCCACTTGTAGCATCATCCCAAATTAAAGACAGTGACCTACCAAGATCATTACCTGCATCCATAAGAGATATAAGTGCTGTTACTTTGATGGCAACAAAAAGGCCAAAGAAAACATAAGTGATGACAGGACGGACACTGCCTCGTAGTGCGTTGATAAAACCTCCTGCATCCATACTATCATGTTTATACAGTCCTTCTGTTTCTTTTATCTCTGCTTGCTTATCTATTATGTTTAGCTTTAGCTCATTACGCTTTGCCATCATATCCATCTCAAGCGACATACGCTCAAGGTTATGTTTGTGATCTTGTCCTGCCTTAAAGTAATTTAATATCTCAGGTAGGAAAGAAGTACCAAATCCTAGTAAACTACCAAGTAGTGTAATCATAATGTTACCTTTGTTTTATCTGCTTCAAAAGAAAGTTTTGTACATTTAGAAAATGAAAAAGCCTCTTCTGTAGGTTTACTAGCTTCTAATTGTGTAACTAGAATACCTCTTGCTGTTTCACACATTTCCATTGATGGATACAATACTTGATCTGAGGCTATCCTATGCTGCCCCACTTGTATTAATACTAGTACTATAACATACATTAATCCCAAAACTCCGTATTCTTAGAAACCATCTTAGGTAAACAGTATGCATCTATTCTGTCTGTCCTATATATATACCCACCATAATGTAAGCGATTTCCTTTTTCTATTTGTTCAGCAAAATAATTACAACGATTTACATCCCTAAAATACATCCCTTGTGTATTTTGCGCTTGGCCCTCAAATGTAACCAATAATAAAAACGCCATAACCATGACATTACTTAGTACCACCTCTGTCAGTTTTTGCTTCTTTGTTCATCCAGATACCAAAGCAACCTGTTAATGCACCCATGCATACAGATACAAGTCCTGCTTGTCCATTAGAAGGATCGGGTAAAGACATGTACCAATGTACAGATTGATATGTTAATATAGTAACTACTAACATCATTAGTCGTGGAAATATTTTATAGTCATCAATAATACTATGCGCCATACTTTATCCTACCATGCCACCCCTAGCGGCTCTAAATCGTTTGGTTTTCTTTGCAATACTTTTAGGTTGAGCCACAAACTGCTTACCTGCCGCCTTGCCTTTTCGTTTTGCTCTTGAAGTAGCTGCATACTCAGAAGCACTAAGAGACTTAATAGCAGCAGTAGGGAGATAACGTTCTCCTGTTTTGGCACTAGGTTTCCCACTTTTAGTACGCCACTTCTGTTTTGTCCAGTTAGTTAGGCTTTGTTGAGATTTAGCTTTTGCCACGTTAACAGCAATCACAGTCTTCGTGACACTTCCTATTAGTAAGCGCACACCACAATCTTCTTAAATACCTTCTCACGATTTGTATCCTCCACCTGCGGCCTTATAAGCCTTAGCTAACATCTGGGCTTTACGTGCAGACCATTGACCTGCACCTCCACCCTTAGTTCCTGCTTTAATTCTGCTAAATATACGTTTACGTTTTGCTGGTTGTGTATAGTTACCAGCTTTATTGACCGTAGACTTTCCTGTAGATTTCGCCACGAGATACTCCTATATCTTTTAGCTCCATGTCAGTCATATTTTGCAACTGCCACAAAGCCACTTTCTTTTGTTGACTTTTTTGAATAAACTTTATAAGTTTTTTAAACATACACTATCTCCTTTTTGTTATGTCAGAGATAGTTATATCACAGTTAGTTATACCATACTATAGATAATAATGCAACCCCGATATGCATTTATATCAGGGTTACACTTTTTTTATGATAGTACTACTTTAATAGTTACGTTGTCACTAGTAGCTGCTAAGATGTTCATTATAACAGCATCACCAACAGCGTCAGGTATTGCAAGAGTGTAATTACCTGCCTCTAGTTCTAAATCATTAGCACCACAGTTTGCCTCTGCAGCACCAAAGTTAATTAAAAACTCTTGGTCAGCATGAAGGTGTACAACTTTAAAGCCAGTGCAGGTAAAATGTGCAGTATTACCTGCAGTATTATCTATGGTTGCTTTTGTTTGTACACTCCATCGTAACGTATTAGGTTGGAATGTGCCTACGGAAGTTGACATTTATCATTCCTCCTTTAATGTACTGAGTATTCTAGTTCAACAGTAAATCTACCTGCAGATGCATCACCGTTCATAGTAGTAGTAGCAAATACATACAAGTGTGTGTTTGCAATAGGTGCTTGTACTAATGGATCAAATATATGATACCCTGCTGCATCCAGATTTAAATCAATTTCAGTTACTGAGTCAGTAGCAGAAATACGTGGATTAAAAGATGCAACACCTGCACCTACAATCTCTGTGCCTGATGATACTACAGCAGCATTAGTAGCAATGCCAGAAGTAGGGTTA